AGGAGAGACCACCTACTACATCATAAGGATACTCTTGAGGTAGATAAGTTTTAAAAACTCCTGCTAATAATTTAAATTCACATTTCATCGCCACATACAGTCTTTTATGTATGGCTGACATGACTCTGGAACCACGTTCTAAGAGAGCTATGGTCGTCCCAACAGCTGCTTGTTGGTTGCCGTCACCGACCTGCATGTCAGCTATGGCGGCAAATCGTTGCCCTGCCGAAACCACAATCCCCATCAACTGTAATAAAGTTGGTGATGGTTCTTTAAAAGGTAATGGCATAAATGCATCTTTAATACTTCCTCCAGGTGCATCTACATCTCTGAATTCTCCAGGTTGAATTGCCTGCGCTTCGTCTCTTACTCTGATTCCTCTTTGTTTAAATCCTGCCGGTAAATTACTTAAAGTTCCTGCGTCTAACAATTGACGTAAAGCAGTAGTTGCCGTTCTAGACAAACCACCGATCATATGAATTAATCCAAAACCATAAAAGCCCATACCCGGTAAAAATTTAAAATGAACAAAATAATCTATTTTTTGTTTTGTCGGATCTTCAGCTTGAAAGTTTCTTCTAATTGATAATATTTGTCTGCTTCCCATTTCAAGAGTTACAATGTATGGAAGTTTAATTCCTGTTGGTTCTCCTCCTGAATCTTTGTCTTCAAAACCTTCTAAATCTAAATCGGTATGAATTTCTAAAATTGTAAAGATATCTTCATCTCTAGTTTTTTTAATTCCTTCTAACTCTCTTTCTTTTTTCTCTACTTCTGTTTCTTGATTATAACCAGGTGTTAATTCTATGTCTTGATAGAAACCTGACACTTGTTTTTTTCTTAATTCATTTTCAGACATTTTAATTGTGTGTATGACTGCTTCAGCATCTTCTAAAGATGTTGCAGTGTATGGAACAACTAAGTCATCAGCCGGTACAAATTTTGAGACGGCTCTGCCAAGTAGTTCATCATAGTAAACCTTCTTGAACGCAGAGCCGGCAAGAGGGAGATAAAAAAGCATTTGATCGAACTCGGGTTCATACTCCTTCATCACATCCATGAGCTGATAGTTCATGAATTCTTTAACTCTGTTTGATTGGTCTTCTCTGGCTCTGTCTGCTAGTCCAACTATTCTAGTATGCACTGGACCATTGGCCGGTAATAATTCTTTATAAGCTTGTGCTTGAAATTGTGTAACCGCTTCTGCAAGAACTGGGTGAGTTGCACCACTTGCTCCTTGAAAGGGTTGAGTTGGGTTTTCGTATTTAAATCCTAAAAGATCTAAACCTTTTGTGTAACTATCTTCCCAATCTTTTCTAGATGATTTATATTGATTGTAGTTTGCTGTTAATTCAGAACCTAATTTACCTAAAATTTCTTCTGGTAATAATTCTGCTAAATTATCAAAATGAGATTCACCACCACCTGCATTAACTGCTTCTGGATCAAAATTAATTGTTGCACTACCATCTTCTTCTTGAGTTACTTGAATATCATCTGGACCAATTTGCTCTTTAATATTTTCTTGTTGAGCTTCAACAATTTCTTCTTGTCCAGGTATTTTAATTTCAGTCTCTACGTTTGGTAGGGCTTTGTCTATGTCTGCCATTTATATTCTCCGAGTTCTTTATTGTTGTAGCTTGTTTTGTAGGAACATTCAACCCCTGTGAGTCTGGACCTTTTAAAGGTGGAATCTCGTTCCATTTAACGTGTTGCATATTTGCAACAAGAGTTTTATTCTTCACTAAAAAACCCCCGCTTATTTCTGTAATCGTCAAAAGTTTCATAGCCACTAATACCTAGTGATAACGCTAGACCTGGTAGCCCAAATCTTCGAGATACAGTTTTTAATACACTTGGACTAATTCCAAGTCTCATTGTTTTTGCAATCGCAGGACTTAATCCTTTTGTTGCAAATTCAGTTGCAGGACCTGCAAATGCAGCTCCTAAATAATTTAGTGGATTAGTTGCAATCTCTCCTAACGAATCTCCTTGTTGTACTTGACCTGCAATAAACAATGGCTCAGTTGCAAGTAAACCAGCTGGTGTACCTAAAGCAGTTAAACCTCTTCCTAAAGTTTTTAAAGCAGTTTTTGTAATTCCAGATTTAGTTGCACCTAACGCTCCACTTCTTGCGGCTTCAATTGTAGAAGGTGCGACTGCTGCTGTACCGGCTACAGCGGTAGCTCCTATTGCTGGTAATTGATAATCTAATATTGCAGGACTTTCTTGTGGCGTATCATCTAATGATCCTGTTACCATATCGATTAACATATTTTTTTGTTGCTCTTCGTTTGATAAATAAGTTGTTGGATCATCATTCATAAATTTTTTAACAGCACCTGCCGCTACTGCACCTGCTGCTGCAATCGCTCCAAACTTACCAGCTCCTCTTACAAATGGACTTTGTAAAAATTTTGTTGCAGCGTTTTTAACTGTTGCAACAGGGCCACTTTGTGCATCTAAATTTTTTAATTTTTCTGCAGCTCCAACAGGATCTTGTTGAATTGCAACAGCACATGTTTGAGAAATACCTCCAGTTTGATAATTTAAAATTTTTCTACAAACTTGTGGCGCATTGTCCACAGCGTTTACAAGTTTATTAAATAAAGTTGGATCTTGTGATACAGCTTGAAATCTTTCTGTCATTGGTTTCAATGGAAGTGTTGTAGTCTGAACCGTAAAACCTTTTCCTTTATCAGCTAATTTTAATACATTAGCTTTTCCCTCGGGAGACATCTGGTCAAAATATAAAATATCTTTTGTTGGATCTCCACCCGGATTTAATAGTGGTGTATCGATTTTAAATTTTTTAGCAAAAGCTTTTGACTCTTTGTTAAACTCTGCAACACCATCAAACTCACCTTGTAATGCATTTTCTAAAACAACTCTAAATTTATTATCTATGGCTGCTTTCTTTTTGTTAATACCTTCAGGTATTAACTGCATAAACTCTGTGTAACCTGGAGCGTTTTTAAATGTTGAAGATAATCCAACAACCTCATCAATAACACCTGGTGTTCCTTTCAATATGTTTCTTAAATTCTGTGTAGTATTAGGGGCTAAACTTAAAGCTGCATCTCTAATACTAAATTTATAATTTCTAAGAGTTCCCTCTCTAAATCTAAATCCATCAGTTTGACTTCCGATGTAACTCATTATTGAAGCTAGTTTTTCTCCTGTTGGTGGTGACCATTGACTAGCCATTCCTTTAGGGGCATTTCTTGCAAAACCTTTACCATCTTTAGCTGGAGTTAATGCCTGTAAATATTTTGCAACATCATCAGAAGTTGTAGTAGCAAGTCTTAGTTTTGTTGCATCATCTCCTTTTGTAAATTGAGTTTTGTATAAATTTTTAGTTAGTGTATTTAAATCTATCTCTGGATTTTTTTTAAATTCTTTGTTTATAGCTATAACTTTTTCAAAAGACTCTTTAAGTCTAGCAGATTTAGAAGCATCAAGAGCACCAAAAGCTGTTCTGTTTTTTTTAAAAAAATCTGTTGTAAAAGTTTTTAAAACAGACTGTGCATTAGTTGAAACACTTTCTTTTACTTTTAAATAATCTAATATTTCTTTTGATGCAGGTCTTAAAATTTTTTCACCTGTAAAATAAGCTCTTATTTGTCTACCTACATCAGGTGCTTTACCTTCGGCAGATGTTGTTCCAAAATACTTTGCCCAGTTTTCAAGAGTGGGATTATTAGACCAGGTTTTTAATCTTCTAATTGCTTTTTTATATTTTGCTAAATCATCGGGTCTTATTTTTTTAATATCGGATATAACGCCTTTTTCTTTTAATCCTCTAATATGTTTTTCTATTGCAGTTTCACTAGCAAAAAATTTATCTGCTAATTGTTTATTTGTTAAATTTTTATTAAAAGCATTTACAAAAACAGATTCTGGTGGATCAAAAAAATAACCTCCTCTAGCTAATGAAAAATATTTTGTGTTTTTAGGAGTCTTAGCCATTAGACCTCCAGGATCTTAGCTAGACCGCCACTTTTAAAATCAACGGGCTTACCTAATCTCATTAGTATTTCTCTAACGCCGTCTGGATAGTCGTCTGGATTTTTTAAAACTTGATTTAACATTTTAAAGTATTCTGTTTTTTCTTTACCAACTAAAGATTTGTCTGTTGCTAAACTTTTAAATAAATTTGTTATGTCTTCTGCTTCAATACCGTATTTACGAATAGCTTGATAACCTGCCTTACCAAGTCTTCCTAAACCACCACCAAAAAATCCTGCACGTCCACCCTCTGCAAATGGTTGCTCTGGTCCACCAGGTATATCAATCTCAAGAAGTCTTGCAGTCATTCTATCAAAATCTGGACTACTAGGTTTATTTCCTGCAGCATCAACTACGTTATCTAAAATTCTTTTTGTAAAAATTACGATCTCTTCTGAACTTGCACCTTCTGGTATCATCTCTGCAATTTTTGGTCCAAAATATTTATTAACTAATACTAATGGGTCCCCTGCAATACCGCCGCCACCTTCTGTAATGTATTTTACATCTACTTCACTTATTATGTCAGCTAAACTTGTTTGATTAGGATTTTCTTTTTTTAACGCCTCTACTAAAAATTCTCTAGCGGTTGCACGTTTAGCAGGATTGCCGCCTTCATTGCTTACAACCATCGTGCCGTCATCTAACATTTTTTTAAATTGTGCAGCAAGTTCTGGATCTTGTTTTTCTAAGTTTCTAAGTGTTTCTTCAGTTGATTGAACTGGTGCTGCAATATCATCTGCTCCACCACGTGAACCTGGTGGTGGTAAATCATCACCTTTTAATCTTGCAAGCTCATCTATAATTTCATCTGCTCTTTTTTTAAAAGTTGGTGAGTCTGGATTTAATCTACCAAGTTTTTCTTCTAATTGAATTACTTTTTGCTGAACATCTGACATTCCTGAAGTGTCGTAATCTTTTAAACCGAATACTGTATCATCTATATCGTCAGCAGGAGCTCGTTGCACACCGACACCTCTTGGTAAGATTGTATCTTCTAAAGCTACACCCTCTGGTAAGTCTATATCATCTCCTACTTTTTTTCCAGCTCTACCCGTTAATCTTAAATACTCTAAACCGCCAGGTGTCAGTTCCCCGGTCCCTGATGCCAGGTCAGTGATGTTAGCGACAGCAGCTTTAGGATTAAATACTTCGTCAACCTTTTGCATGTTAGAAAGTAATTGATTAGCTTGAATATCGTTAAGTTTACCAGCTGTTAAATAACCGATAGAACTTTCTAGTTCTTCTAAAACTTTATTTTTACCTAGAACACCGATGGCATCTATATTGATGTCAGAGTCAATGAACCCTTCTGGACTTTTACCCCTTCCTAAAAACGTAATATTGGACCGGGAACCAAGGACATTGTTCATGTTCCCGCCTAACTTTTGAAATAATCTTAATATTGCTTCTCCGGCTTGTGGTAATATCTGTTTAACCATAATACTTTACGTGTCCTCTCACAATAGGCTCGTCTAAATAATCTTCAGGATGTCGAACCAAACCACCCTGTCTAATTCTCATAATGGCCTGTGTCGTACTATCGACATAGTCATCATATTCTCCAAATGGAAAAGCTGCACATTCTTCTACAACTTCCTGTGCAAAATGCTCATGCATAGGGGCCCATATTTTTCCGCTTTCAAAAAGCGGGGCAACGGAGTTTAATCTTGTGTGTTTATCATTTCCTTTTGAGGGTGTAAAGTTAATAACTGGGATATCCATTTGCCTTAACTCGTGAGTCAAAGGTAGCCCAGATGCTTTTGCTTCAATTATAACCATGTCAGGATTCCAATCTCTGTACTCCTCTAATGCTACACGCCGAAGTTCTGGAAAATCGTACCTGTCTTTAAAAGCGTTTAGTAAAATTATATTTTGCCCTGAGTCCTCAGTCGTAAATACTCCCCACGTGGTTATAGCGCTAAAGTCCGATGTAGTTTTTTTAGTAAACGCAGTATCATAGGATTGTACGATATAATCTAAAGGTGGTGGATATTTCTGTGTCCAGTCACGCCACCAATCTCTTTTTAAAATTGCTCCTTCTTCAGAAGTCGGGTTCTGCATATATTGGGCCAACCAGTTTGAAACAGGGATCGAGGCTTTTGTTTTAAGTAATTCTTGAGATGTCCAAAATTCTGGCCATACAGGTTTTCCATCTGGTAGGATTGCTGGAAGTTCTACAACTTCCCATTGATCACTTCCTTCTTCAGATTGTGCTTTTAATAATTGACCAGTTACATCTTTAGTAGACCATCTAGTCATTACAATTACAATAGCTCCACCAGGTTGTAAACGTTGTCTAGGTCCAGCAGTGTACCAATTCATTGCTTTCTCAAAAGCTTTACCATCTGCACGAACATCTTGTTCTTTGTGCGGGTCATCAATGATTAATAGATCAGCACCACGACCTGTAATTGCTCCACCAACACCGGCTGCAAAATATTCTCCGCCTTGATCAGTTTTCCATTTCCCTGCTGCCTGACTATCTTCTTGAAGTCTCGTTGCAAATAGTTCTTTGTACTTTTCTTCATCAACTAAATTTTTAGTTTTACGACCAAAGTCAATAGCAAGATCTGCTGTGTGTGTCGCTTGAATAATTTTTAATTTTGGATTCTTTCCAATCATCCATGCCGGGAGTAAGTATGAGGCAAACTCCGACTTTGTATGTCTTGGCGGCATGTTTATGATTAGTCTTTTAATTTTCCCGTTAGCGAGATCATTAAATTTTTTATTAATAATTTTATGATGGGACCCCTCTATAAATTCAGGCCACACATACTTAACAAAACTTAAAAAATTTTTTGTAATATTTGGACGAGCTTCGTCCAATGCTACACTACGTTCAAGTTCAATTAGATTAGCAGTTTCTTCCTGGGTCAGGCCCTCATATTTTTTTTCT